TGCTTGGCAGAGCATCGTAGTCTGCGTAGTCTAGAACATCAATGGGATAGTCACCACCCTCATTGGATAGCCACATATGGATGATCCGCTTAGTTCCTGCGGCGAGGGTATAGCGGGTTTGACCATCCACCATCGTCAGGGTTTGGACATCCCGCTTGTGGATATACACACCATCATTAACCAATGACGCCATAAACATATTCAAACGTTTCAGCGCATCCGTAAGTTCGTCTGCCGTAGGAGACTCTCCGATAGCAATCGCTCCAATGTCAAGCAGCGCCAGTTCTACAATCTCTGATGCAGTCAGAGTAAATGTTTGTACTCCGCTAGTTGCCATATACGATCTCCTGATATGCGTTATACCAACGCACAACTTCTTTGTTAATATCGTAGTTCTCTTCTACGGTCTTGCGCGCTTCTCCCCCAATCTTCCACCTGTCAACCTGATTATCAATCAGATGGGAGATACCAGCGATCCAACCATCGACAGAGTTGTTCTCTACGAACACCCCGTTTGCCCCATTGTAGGCTTCCTTGTAGGGGGAGACAAGGCTGACTACGGACGGGACAAACAGGGCACTCTGTTCAACCCATTTGATATTCGATTTACAATTGCTGAAAGCATTATCATCAAGAGGAATCAGACTAATATCCGCATCGAGGATAGCAGTTTTGTACGGGTACGCTGGGGTAGGAACCCAATTGTGAAACTCTACGCGATCTTCAGGAAAACCTTTAGTCGCTGCCTTGAAGTTGCACCCCATCAATACGAGTTTTGTGTTCTTGTACTTATTGGCAATCACTGGGAGGACATCCTGCAATAGCATCAAGTCCTCGAAGTGTGAGCTACCACCAGACCAGTACAGTCTGATTTCATCAGGATTGTCACGCTTAAAGTTCAGGTGTTTCCATAGATCAAGATTGACACAGTTAGGAAGTTTGTACACATTGTCGTTATACTCTGAGTACACTTTAGCAAGGATCGGAGTTGTTACAGAGACCGCATCTGCTTTCTCACACGCCCTACGAATACAATCGAGGCGCTCCCTATTTAGTTTCAGGTCGATGTTCTTTCCATCAACCCACAAAGGAATGATGTTCCCCTTTGAGTCCCGCACCTCAATCTCTTCAGAACCAAAGTCTTCGTAGTGAGGAGAGAACGGAGAGACATTAAACATATTGTCATCATAGTCTAGGATGACTTTCTTACCACAAGAGTGCAGCGTGTCAATGAGATCAATCGCATCATCATCACAGACCCGAGGAAGGAGAGCAATATCACAATCTAAGGACTCCACAATAGCGTGGATAGGTGCCCCAACCTTAATATTGATTACATCCGTATCGGTATGCTCTGCAAGTTTAGTCATAGGAAGGGTGATTCGATAATAACCACAAGCACCATCATCCTTGAGATACGACATTACTTTCATAAGTTCCCCCTAAGAACTTTTACTTTACTCTGATATGGCCGGATCTACCGGAGTTAATCGTCTTGGTCATGTACTGACTGCCATCAGTCTGCAGCCATTTAAGCATGAGATGAGGGGCATGCACCCACTCAGGGTGACGTAAGAACTCAATCTCAGGGATACACCCTACATGGCGCATCGTCCTGTCTTGAGTAAAACCATCTCCAACGTCATTACGAAACTTCTGTACTTCTGCCAGAACAGGATCAATATTCTGGGCATGAGTGAACACAAACTTATCCCCAATATACTGAGCCTCAACCAAACCTTTATCTTTGATAATCATAAACGCCCTTTAGTAGGGAGAGGGCCGAAGCCCCCTCCCCATTACTAAGATTAGCCGAGGGTAAGGATACCCGAGCCTTTTTCCTGCTTGCTTTCCAAGGTGATCTCACCACGGATACTGAACAGATCAGCGTCACCGGCAAACGGCTCCTGCTGACGCTTGATACCGCGCAGCCATGCCTTCGCCCACAGGCTCATGTCACCAAGGATCATTACCTGGGTAGGTGCCGAGGCATTGATGATGTGATGCAGGCGGATAGCGACAGTGCCGAAGTCCGACTGATACACATCAACCGTGTTGGTCACGGTTTTGTTCGCGTCGATGTACTGGCGCTGAGAGGTAGCCATACCGCTGAACAGCTTTTTAGCCACCGCACCGCACAGCACGTTGGACGGGGAACCACCCTCGGTCCAGATAAGCTGAAGAACGTTGTTCACACCAGTCTCAGTGGCAGACACAGTGGCCGAGGCCGCAGTAGCGGTGTTGGTAGCGATCCAACCACGAACACCTTTGAGTTGGCGAGCAGTGCCGGAAGCGCCGGAAGCAGCCGCAGTATTGAGCAGCAGAGCATACTCAAGGTCACGAGCCAGTTCCTTCATGTGCTTCTCGGTCTGGTACGCAATCTCAGACTTGCGGCCAGCCTTATCAATCGCCTCTTGGGTCTTGGCGATCTTGAAGCATTTTTCCATAATCTGAGTGTAGTTACCCGCACGGGACGTTGCGGTGATGGTGCCGTCAGACGCAGCAGCACCCTCGATTTTCGCGTTAGCAGCCGCCGCCGCGAGCGCGTCAGTCTGCCATTCGTGGTAAGTCCCTTTGGCATTAGCCGACCCCGAATTACTAGTGAACCAAGTATCCATCGGGGAGATGTTAGTGATAATGTCAGTCAGGTCTTCACGATTGCCAACAGACTGATAAGTTTGATAAGTAGCCATTTGTGATTAATCCTCCATTGCTAGAAAGACGGATTTCCAATCACCCGTTTTACGGGCTTGATTGATAAGATCCTTTTTGGTAGTAGTTTGTTTCTCGAATCCACCCCCAGGTTTTTCTACCCGAGTGGTTTTTGCTTTGGCCTTTGCCTTGGCCCGTTTACCTGCGTTGATTTTCTCAAAGGCAGTATTGATCCGAGCAATCGTTTTCACAGCATCCATACCTCTTGCTTGAATAGATGTCTCGTAATCCACCTCTTGGGGTGTCATCCCCATATATTCAATTGCAAACTCGCGGAGATCAAACTGCTTCTGTTCAATATCAGGCACGACACGGAGAAGGGCATTGACCGATTCTTGGATACGGGAATTGCTAATAGCTTGTTCCTCGATCTTCCTAGCGCGGCGATCCCTTAATTGCTCACGAACTTCGCGTACCTTTTCAATGTCATGCAAGTCCGCGCCTTGCTCAATCAGAGATTGAATTCTCTGATTAACAAACGACATCGTACCTTCAGGGTCTTGATCGAAGGCTTCATAAATGTCTTTCGGCTTGGCCTTGGGGGTGTTCTCCCTGAGAGCGGCTTTGATCTCTTGAAGCTCTCGCTTCAGTTCTGCACTCTCTTGGAGCTTAGGAGTTAGACCTGATTGCATCGCTTTCATTACAGCACGACCTTCTTCACTGAGCCGTGAAGTGTCAATGCCAGTAAAGTCGCCACTCCTAAGAATAGCTTTGATCTCGTCAGGGGTGTAAGGTTTCTTTACAGGCTTCGATGGAATGACAACTTCTTCGTCATCGTCGTCAGACTCGACAACATCTTCAGCCTCATACTCAACCTCTTCCTCTTCCGGTGCCTCGATAACGGGTTGCTCCTCTACGGAGTCTTCCATGTTCTCAGGCAGATCAAATCCCTTTTCCATCTCATTCACTCTGACAGTCCCTTGAGGTTACTGTCCCTTTCTGGTTTGTTCATCATTTAGTTTTTTAGCTATCTCTGCCTCTGCCATGTTTCCAAGGATAACGGTTTCTTCGACAAACTTGCGAAAGGCCGCAATCCCTAGACATTGCAGATACAGTGTTTCTCTTTCTTCTGGACTCTTTGAGTTGCGCCAGTTCTCGAACAAGCGCTCCTCTGTCATATCCAAGTAATCTTGCACAATCGGATCTTCAAACGCCTTGGCTTGCCGCATCTTGGTTACGAGTTCATCGTTTGACCATTTAACCGGCTTTCTTCGTGCCACTGGAATTCCCCCTTGACATCACGTTAAGTGCTGCGATATTCTCTTTTGATATGATGTCCTCTGTGTCTGTTTGATATTGGATTTCGATCTTCTTCTCTTCAAGCGCAAGATCGGCCCACTTAATCTTCAACTCCTCAGCCTTCAGATCATGCTCAGTCGATAGGAACTTAACCATCTCGGTAAGCTGCTGAATCTGCTCTTGCATCTGCTGATGCTGCATTTGCATCTGCGGGTCCATCTGAGGCTTCGTGGTAAACCTGGCGGGAACTTTGTACCCCATCAACTCGTACATGGCGTAGTAAAGCTCATAGACATTCTCACCAGTAACCGCCCCTGCCTGCATACCAATCGGCAGAGTATTGAACATCATCATCAACTGTTGGATCTTCATCTCCTTACCAGCAGTACCAACACCCACATCAACTAGGACATCAAAGTTACCATCAATGTCTTCCGGCGTAATGTTCTGCCAAGAGTCGTTAACTTTAACAGCGGCCTCTTGATCGAGATAATCAATGTTCATCTGGACGAACTGTTGTGCTAGATCCCTCACACCCGTCTCAGCAAACAGGCGAGCTATCATCTCAATGCGCTCTAGTGCCTGTACCATAACCTGAGACATACCAACAGCCGTCTTGTTAAGCGTCTGTTGACTCAGCCCCTCTTGCCCGTAATCGTTGACACCAGAGCGGCGCTCCTTCATCTTAGCCACAACCCCGAGCATCTCCATCGTCTGCGGAGCAATCGGGTTGGGTTGGATTGGGAAGATAGCTGCTGAAGGATCAATATCATGGAGAGTTCTCCACGATGCCCCAGGCTCCTTACGGTTAATCACATCATCCATATTAATGCGGAATGGATTGACTACGTTAACCCCATTATTCTGGTAGTAGATGTTATCCATGATTGCACGAACAAGTGAGGTGTGCAAACGCTGGATGTCATAGACCAGATCACTGACCGAGATACCGGCCATGCGGTGAGGTACTCGAATAGACGACAGTGTACAGAACGGTGGACGGTTGTACGGGTTCTCCTCAAGGTCAATACACTCGTTACCTAGGATAACAGCTTTGACAGGAACCTTGTCACCATTCTTATCATAATCATATAGATAGCACTCATAGATAAAGTAGAACGTCTCATTCTCTTTATCATCCGTAAGGAACCCGATACCACCAAGATCCTCAAAGCGAGCGTCTTCGATCAGACTACCGTTCTCAAACTCCTGATGAATATTCTCTAGGTCACGATCCTTTAGGCCATAGCGGGACTTCAGATAATTCTTATGCACCCGCTTCTTGTGTGCTACGAAGTCGGTATCCTTAACGTCAGTCCGACTCTTGATTGCAAAGATAAACTCTTCTGGGGGGAGTACCTCACACTTAGGATAAGAGCGAGTCTTAACCTTGTGTGTCTCCATGTCATACATGCCGTCTTCACGAAGAGTGATGATTGCCCCTTCAATGTCCAACTCAGGATCATCACGCAAAGCCATGATCTCTTCTTCGGTCAACCCCTCAAACTCAATGGGCCTGCGAAGAGTCTCCGTCTCCCACCAATATTTGACTGCTGAGATCTTGTTCATCAGAGCAGCTTTGAACCAGTCGTGAAGGATCATGTAACCATTCTGCGACTGCATAAAGTCGTGATTGACTTTAGCGTTCATCGCTCTGGCCTTCTCTTCATCTTCTGGTCCTTGTGGGAGAATGTCCCACACATACTGAGAGCCGTAGAATATCCGCATCAATGCAGGAATGATCCATTCGACAGTATCCGCAGTATCGGAGGTGACGAACTGGGAGCGCCCAGTAATCTCATCTCCATACTTCTTCATCATGTAGCTGTCGATGTTAAGCTCTGCATTATCCAGAAGGTCTTGGTTATCCGCTACCGCCCTCTTCAAGTAGGAAAGGGCTTGTTCCTTGAGATCCTCTTTCTTATTGCGTCTTGCCATTAGACCACCCCTACTTTCGGATAAGGCAGCGGCTCTAGTTTCCGCACCCGACTAAATCTATAGTCTTTGAGAATGTCATACAGATACGCACAGATGTCTAGCCCATCATCGTGCCATACAGGAAACTTATCCATCTCGTCCTTTAGTCGGGCAACATGCCCCATGTCAATGTCAGTGGCATAGTGCCACTTGTTATTGTTCAAGGGCCATTGCAGTGCGGAGATGATCCGGTCTTCCTTGTTCCTACCTTGAGGCTTAAGAATAATCAGAGAACCTGTCTCGATACTCACATGGCGGTTATGTGCGCGTAGCGCATTCGCAATGTGGATCTCTGCTGTACTCTGCCCAACTTTTTCTACTGCGAGCGCTTGGACGACTCCGTTTCTGAGGTACATCCGAACAGCCGCTTCAATGGCGTCAGAATGTCTATGCGGTGAAATCTCCAAGTCCAGAATGTAAACATTAGAGGCTCCCGCCTCGTCCGATGAACGTTCGATTCCAAAGACTCCCATTGCCCAGGCATCGTCACCCTTTTGAGTTGACTGATCCCCCGCAGGGTCAATCAACATGAACTTGATAATATCTTGTGGGATGAACGCTCTTTCAATCGGAGTGAGCATCTCACTGTTCAAACTACGGTCATACGCAGGAGTAGGATCACAAAGGATCTGTTGATTGAAGTGATCGCCTGCCTGCAACTCACGCCAACGTTCCTTGCTAACAAAGACCGGAGCGCCGGATGCTGTTCCATCAACACTACCAGGAACAATCCTAGAGGTGTAAATCTTGTTACCCTCTCTGTCACACTTATTCTGTAATCTGATAAGCGGTCCGGCATGAGAGTAGTACGTACCAATCACTCGGACGATACCGCCATCAACACCAAGGTAATCTGAATACTCTAACTGCGAGTAGCACATATTCAACTGGTCAGGGTTCTTTGCTAAGTCAGCAGTCTCAATATCGTCATATACGCGTCTGTCATAATGACCCCCAGTCGGCATACCTTCGACCAGACCAAACGCCTCAACCGTATTCTCTTTGCGCGAAGTGCTTTTTCTCTTAACACGGATACCACTCTGAAGTGACCATACAGGTGCTTGAGTATCAGGGCGCTCATACAGAATGTCAGGAAACAGCTTTATCAACGCCTCCTTTTCTAGCGTCTTCCGCACTGCGTCGAGGAACTTATCTGCCGCAGGTTTCTTAAATGAGAAGATCGCTGTAGTACACTCTGGGTTCCGCAGTATTGCTTGTACTGTTTCAGCTACCGTAATGATTGTTGATTTAAAATGTTCACGCGCCCAGACATCAAGAGTATGAGTTCGTGGGCCGTCCTCAATCATCCTACATCTCTCTACAACAAACGGATGATTGGCGATGGGAATTTCCATGATGAAGTAAACAATAAACCACAAATCATTCAATACAAGCGCCCTGAAAGTCTCTCGTTCCGGCAACTCTCCGTTAGCTACGTCTCGGAAGATTGCCTCATAATTATATTTGTAATTGCAATCTGACCGAGTTATGAAATCCATTAATACTCCTCTTCAGTCTTATCTCCTCGGCGTATCTTCCCCTTAAACCAGGGGTGAGGATTATCCATTCCGTGAGGATGACCCGGGCGGGTCGGATCTTCGTCTTGGCACAGAATGGTCGAACGAGCTGGTATCTGTACCCGTCCTTGTAGTAGGCGAACTCGGTTTCTTGCAGCACCGGCAGTTCGGTGTGTACGCTTGGCAATGACATTCCTTGCACTCCCTGTCCACGGCTACTTCTTCCGGTTTTGGAGTGCGGTGGCCAGGGCATGCAGGACACCGTTGCCGCTGACCTTGGCGATGAACGGGAGGATCTCGCTGGCGATGGCGAGCAGCGCCGTGCCAAGCAAGAGCCAGGTGTCCGGGGTGATCTCCTGTAGGGCTTCGATCATGTCCGTGTCTCCTGTGAAAAGGGCGGCCGAAGCCGCCCGAGTGTTACGGGGTGGTGATTGCCTTGAAGTCAAGGTAGGTCGAGGCGCTGTCCCATATCTCGGTATTGGCCGCGATTGCCCGAGCGGTCGTCAGCGGGACGCAGGCGATCAGGGTCGAGTTGCTGGTGTTGACAACGCATTGGTGGGTGACGG